CACGTGAAGTCGAGGTTATCGTTAAGTGTCTGACTGGTATGTAAGTTCCGTTGCCTATACCGCGGTTGCTCAATGGGCTGCCACGCATACATATGCGGTCGGCAATATCGTTCGGCAATTAGCGGCACCAGGGAATTATTGTTGTTTTCGGGCATCTTCTATCACCACGGGCATCAGTGGCGGGTCTGAGCCTTCCTGGAATACTGCCAATAATGCAACGACGACAGATAGTGGTGTCACCTGGACGGCGTGTACTGGGCAATCGGCGTATCAACACCAAGGTGGGGTAACGAACACGTGGACGGCTCCAGCATTCCGAATGTATGATTTATCATCAAATGGGTTTAATGTGATTGCTGATAGTGATCGGGTTTTTCTTTCGTCTGATCACACCGAAACCCAATCGACCAATTACTCGAACCTGATCTTCGGGCATACTTATGCGATGTGTCTGATGGTGAGTGTTAATCGTACCACGGGGAATATCCCACCCGCTGCGGGCGATATTACCTCGGGTGCCAGCATTACCACGACAAGCAGTGCCTATCTGTCCATCGATTTGAATGGTTATGTTGAGGGAATCACCTTCACGGCGGGAAGCGGCAATATCTACCTAGGAGCTACCCGTTCCCAATATCTCAATTTGAAGAACTGTGCGCTGGTTCTCTCCGCCTCTTCTGGGAGTGTCCTTAATGGGTTAACCAGCCAAGTCATCATTTTGGATAACGTGACCCTTCAATGTGCTAATGCTGCGAATAGTATCCTGATTCCTGATTCCTACGGGGTCCGATTTGAATGGAAGAATACGCCTTCAGCACTTCTAGGAACGATGCCCACCACACTATTCTCGACCGGCAATACGGCTAATGGGGAACTCTTTGTTCATGGGGTCGATCTGAGTGCTACCACGGGGAATATCGTTTCCAATACCGTTGGTGGGGGTGGGATTAGACATAAGTTCTTTAATTGTAAATTTAATTCCAGTGCCTCGCTAATGGCAGGACCATTATCTTCGGTCAACTCGAATACCGTTGAATTTATCAATTGCACTGGACCTGCTGGGCAACAAGATTATTTTGTGACCGCTTATGGAACAACCGGTCGTGAGTCCACCATTATATTATCAGGAGGTCCGGGGTATTCCCGCAAATATGTTTCGAACAGTCAGGCGAGTGTCTACACCCCTCATTGGCATGATCTCTATATCTGGAATACCTTCACCTCCGGCTCACACACAGTCACGGTTCAAATCATATCCAGTGCTACCCTGAATAATAATCAAATTTGGGGAGAATTAGAATTTCTCCAGGATAGTGGTGATTTACTCTCGGGATTTACCAATGATTGGATTGCCACGCCCTTGACAACCGCAGCAGCGCAGACCTCATCCTCGGCGACCTGGGCGTCTTCGCCCGCAACCCCGGTGACACAACAATTATCATTTACCTTCTCACCATTGACGGCGGGATTGGTGCGTGTGCGTGTTTACATCGGGACAACAACATCTCCAATTTATATTAATCCGCAGATTGTTATCACCTAAGTCGAGCCGTTTTTCTCGGCAAGGGGATGATAAATACCTACATGACAGTGATCATCCAGGTATTCAGTGTTCATGTTGCACTCAACGCGATTGAGCCACGGGTGATTTATGACTGACTTAGGTTTTCCGTTTGGTCGATATCCACTCGGTAGGCATCCGATTGGAGCCGCCGCGACAACAACCGTTACGGCAGATTATTATAATCCACTTGCTATCGGGGTTGATCTTACAACGGATTATCATGTTCCGTTCTCTGATAAATTAACCCTCTTAGCTGAACTTGGGACGCTCACTCATCAATATATTCAATCGGCCCAAGGTTATGATTACACCGGCAATCCCATTTACTCAACAGTTATCACTCTCGCAAATCCTGTTGGTGTCGGCAATTCCATTCGATTGGGAATCTCTTACACATATCCCTATTATTATGGAGGCAGCTCTGCCATCAGTGCGATTTCGGATGATAAAGGCAATACCTATACACTTCTTGATATCGCGGTTCAGGGTGCTGGTAGCGGCAACTCGTTACAGATTCAATCGGCGTATTTGCTCAATATCACCAATTCTCCCACCATAATAACCATCTATTATGCTAATGAAGTTTATTATCCAACTGCGGGTGCTGCTGAATTTAGTGGTGATGCATCCCTCGATGGTCATTCTGGGTTTTATCAAAGCGTTGGAGTAGGAACCGATAACATTACTTCGGGCACATTCACCACCACCACTAACGGTGATTCTCTATGGGGTTGTGTTAGCATATTCTTTTCCTTCGCCACGGGCACTGGATTTATTGCTGATCCCAATGATAGTGGGGTCGAATATTGCACTCAAACCACCCATAGCGGTTCTACTCAGTTAACTTGGTCTTCGGGCACCACCAATGGTTTTGCTGCTATTGCTATGGCATTCAGTCCTATTGCTCCAACCTCAGGTCTCGTCGTGCAGAGTCGTCAGTCATTAACTGAGGATCAAGATTTTCCGGTGGCGGATGGCGCAGTGATAACTGGTGATCAAAATTTACCGGTGGCGGATCAGCTCAGTTTGGCAGGTGATCAAGACTTTCCATTCCATCTCTACGCCGCTGTTGTGTCGATCACAGGCGATCAATATTTAGCATTTTCTAGTGGCATTAAAATTACTAGCGACTATAATCTCCCTATACTGCGTCTACTTGGTCTTCAGGCTGGAAATAGAATTCTACCACTCGCCGACCAAATGCAGGTTGGTTATTATATATTTCTCAATGGTTTGATTTATCCCATCCCTGGCCTCTTTGGTGATTTTGTCGGATCGCGTAGGAGTTCTGATCCACTATTGGGAATTTTTGGTGATATATCTGATGCCGACATTTCACTCTATTCTGCGATACGCTTACCGCTTTCCACTGATGTTCAGATTAACAGTGACTACGATCTTCCCCTTGCTAGACCCGGTACTCTTCTATCAGGTAATAGAATTCTTCCCTTGATTGACCGACTTGCACTTGTAAGTGATCAAGATTTTCCGATATTCGATCGATTTTCTCTAACGAGTGATCAGACTCTACCACTAATTGATCGGGTTACTTTGACGAGTGATCAAGATCTACCATTCCATTTCTATGCTGCGGTGTCAATGAATGGGGATCAACACTTCCCCTTGAGCGATCGGCTTGCTTTAAATGCCGATATATACGCCCCATTAATAGATCGACTAGCACTTCTGAGTGATCAGGATTTTCCACTAATAGACCGATTTGCTCTCATCGGAGATCAATATTTGCCACTATTGGATCGATTTGTACTGACAAGTGATCAAACATTGCCCTTATTGGATCGTCTCAGTTTGACGAGTGATCAAGACCTACCATTCCATTTCTATGGTGAAATTTCAATCACTGGGGATCAATATCTCCCGCTGATAGATCGGCTCACCATTACTGGTGATCAGGCATTACCCTTATTGGATCGGCTTACTCTGATGAGTGACCAAGATCTCCCGTTGATCACACATCTTAATCTAGCAAATGATCAATATCTACCGATATTAGATCGATTTTCTCTGACAAATGATCAAACCCTGCCACTAATCGATCGTCTCAGTTTGACGAGTGATCAAGACCTACCTTTCCATTTCTATGCCGCGGTGTCGATTACTGGAGATCAACGTCTTCCGCTGATGGATCGATTCACCATCACCGGTGACCAAACTTTACCATTTATAGATCGGTTCAGTTTAGCAAGTGACCAAACCCTGCCACTAATCGATCATCTCATTTTGGTCGGTGACCAAGCTTTACCAGTGTTAGATCGATTTTCTCTAACGAGCGATCAAACCTTACCGCTAATTGATCGCCTCACCATTACTGGTGACCAAGCTCTACCATTCCTAGATCGATTTACTCTAACAAGTGACCAAGCTCTCCCGGTAATCGATCGATTTATTTTGGTGAGTGATCAAGACCTACCACTAATTGAACGTCTAGCCCTTCAGAGTGATCAAGACCTACCACTAATTGATCGCCTAAGTTTGACGAGCGATCAATATCTACCATTCCATTTTTATGGCGAGGTGTCAATTTCCGGAGACCAATACCTCCCATTGCTGGATCGACTCACCATCACTGGTGACCAAGCTCTACTGATAATAGATAGGCTCAGTTTGGCAAGTGATCAAGACTTCCCGTTGATCGATAGGCTCGCTCTGATGAGTGATCAAGATCTACCGATATTCGATCGATTTGCTTTGACAAGTGATCAAAACCTGCCGATAATTGATCGAGTTACTCTAACGAGTGATCAAGACCTACCACTCCATTTCTATAGTGAATTGTCAATTACCGGAGATCAATACATACCGCTGATGGATCGACTCACTATTATCGGTGACCAAATTCTTCCAATGTTCGATCGCTTCAGTTTGACAAGTGATCAAATTCTTCCGTTGTTTGATCGGCTCGCTCTGATGAGTGATCAAGACCTACCGATATTGGATCGATTTGTTCTAACAAGTGACCAAGACCTACCAATAATTGATCGGCTCAGTTTGACAAGCGACCAAGAACTACCATTCCATTTTTATGCTGCGGTATCGATAACTGGTGACCAATACCTCCCATTACTGGATCGACTCACTATTACCGGAGACCAATACCTTACCGTGCTGGATCGCCTCACCATTACCGAGGACCAATATCTCCCGTTGTTTGATCGGCTCGGTTTGACGAGCGATCAAGATTTACCGATATTCGATCGATTTGTTCTGGCAAATGATCAAACCTTGCCGGTGATCGATCGATTAAGTTTGGCGAGTGATCAAGACCTGCCACTCCATTTCTATAGTGAATTGTCAATTACCGGAGATCAATATCTACCGCTGATGGATCGACTCACTATTACCGGTGACCAAATTCTTCCAATGTTTGATCGTTTCAGTTTGGCAAGTGATCAAACCCTCCCGATGATCGACCGACTCGCCCTGGCGAGTGACCAAGACCTACCGATATTCGATCGATTTGTTCTGACAAGTGACCAGACTCTACCAATAATTGATCGGCTAAGTTTGGCAAGTGATCAAGACCTACCATTTCATTTTTATGGTGAGGTGTCAATTACCGGAGATCAATATCTCCCGTTGCTCGATCGCCTTATCATTACTGGTGACCAAACTCTACCGATTATAGATCGACTTATCATCACCGGAGATCAAGACCTCCCGTTGATCGACCGACTCGCCCTGACAAGTGATCAAGACCTACCGATATTCGATCGATTTGTTCTGACAAGTGACCAGACTCTACCAATAATTGATCGGCTAAGTTTGGCAAGTGATCAAGACCTACCACTCCATTTCTATAGTGAGTTGTCAATCACCGGAGATCAATATCTACCAATACTAGATCGCGTTATTATTACTGGTGACCAAACGTTACCAATAATAGATCGACTCAGTTTGACAAGTGATCAAGACCTCCCGTTGATTGATCGACTCTCTCTGATGAGTGATCAAGACCTACCGATATTTGATCGCTTTGTTTTAACAAGTGATCAAACTCTACCGATAATTGATCGGCTTAGTTTGACGAGCGACCAAGATTTGCCATTCCACTTCTATGCAGCGGTGTCAATTACCGGTGACCAATACCTTCCCTTGTTTGACCGTCTAACCCTTCAAAGCGATCAGTTTTTGCCGATCATAGATAGACTCTCACTAACAAGTGACCAGGACCTACCTTTGATCGATCGTCTCTCTCTGATGAGTGATCAAGACCTACCGATACTAGATCGATTCGCTCTGACAAGTGATCAAACTTTACCAGTAATAGATCGGTTCATTTTGGCGAGTGACCAAGACCTACCTTTCCATTTCTATGGTGAGATATCGGTCACTGGGGACCAATATCTGCCGCTGTTCGATCATCTCGCGTTAAGTTCTGATGCATACGTTCCGTTATTGGATTGGCTTATGCTCTCAGGTGATCAAATTTTACCTCTAATGGATCATCTCACTCTGATGAGTGATCAATACCTACCGTTATTAGATCGGTTCACTCTAATGAGTGACCAAACCTTGCCAATAATCGATCGGCTCATTTTGACGAATGATCAGGACCTACCTTTTCATTTCTATGCTGCGATGTCAATCACTGGTGATCAATACTTGCCATTATTGGCTCGATTCGCTCTAATGAGTGACCAAACTCTGCCAATAATCGATCGAGTTTATTTGACAAGTGATCAAAATTTACCATTCCACGTCTATGGCGAAGTCTCGATTACTGGTGATCAATACTTGCCATTACTGACTCGGTCTGTCCTGCAAAACGATCAAGCTCTCCCGATAATTGATCGGGTTACTTTAACAAGTGATGAAGATTTACCATTCCATTTCTATGCCGCCGTATCAATCACGGGAGATCAATATCTACCTCTGATGAATCGCTTTGCGCTGGTTGGCGATCAGACTCTCCCGGTGATCGATCGACTTAATTTGGCGAGTGACCAAGACCTACCGTTACATTTCTATAGTGAATTGTCGATTACTGGAGATCAAAATTTCCCCTTGATCGATCATCTTGTGTTAAGTGTCGACATCGATGCGCCGTTAATGGATCGTCTTGCATTAAATGCCGATCAGTATTTCCCATTAATGAATTGGCTTGCGTTTTCGAGCGATCAAATTCTTCCTCTTATCGATCGAATTATTCTTGTTAGTGATCAAGATTTGCCAGTGTTGAGCCGGTTTGCTCTCATGAGAGACCAAACTTTACCGATAATAGATCGTCTTAATTTAGCTAGTGATCAGAATCTTCCGGTCCATGTTTTTGGTGAGTTAGTCGTCACCGGTGATCAATATCTGCCATTATTAGACCGGTTAAACCTTCAGACTGATCAAATTTTGCCAGTGAGTGATTTACTCATTTTGACGAGTGATCAGGACCTACCGGTGCATTTCTATGCGGCGGTGTCAATCACTGGCGATCAATACTTGCCATCGTTGGATCGCTTGAGTCTCCAAAGTGATCAGACGTTCCCGTTGATTGATCGAGTTAATTTGACGAGCGATCAGAATCTACCAGTGCATTTTTATGCGGCGGTGTCGATTACGGGTGATCAATACCTGCCGTTACTAGACCAGCTAAACCTTCAGACCGATCAAACCCTCCCAGTGATCGATCGAGTTACTCTGGCGAGCGATCAGGACCTACCAGTGCATTTTTATGCTGCGGTGTCGATTACGGGTAACCAATATTTGCCGCTGTTTAATCAGTTGAGTCTAATCGGGGACCAATATCTCCCATTGAGTGATCGGGTTAATCTCACGGCGGATCAGGACCTACCATTCCATTTCTATGCGGCAGTATTGGTAACCGGAGATCAATATCTACCACTGTTAGACCAACTAATTTTGATTGGTGATCAAAATCTTCCGTTGATTGATCGAGTTAATCTATCGAGTGATCAAGACCTTCCATTGCATTTCTATGGTGAAATATCGGTAACCAGTGACCAATATCTACCACTGGTTACTGGCCTTGGATTGGCAAGTGATCAAAATATACCGCTGCTAGATCGATTGGTTCTAATTAGCGATCAGACATTCCCACTTGCGGCGTTGGCGAGCCTCGCGCTCTCAGGCGGCCCGCGTGATCTCCCGCTGGCGACTTTGACGGATGTTTTGATCGATCAGAATCTACCGCTCTTTGACCGTCTCATCTTACAGGGTGATGAAACCTTGCCATTGAGTGCACTTGGTCTTGTTGAGTCCTCACTAAGTGATGATCAGATTTTCCCGATTGGCACTCATATCAATCAAACGGTAAATCAGTATCTTCCTTTCGCTGACCAAGTACAAGTAGGTTATTATGTCTTCCGCAATGGGTTAATTTATCCAATACCCAGCCTATTTGGTGATTTTGACGGCACCCGTTTGAGTGCCGAACCTCTAATAGGAATTTTTGGTGATGTAACAGATACCGGTAGTTTAACTTATTCGGCGATTCGCTTACCTCTTTCTGACCAACTCAATTTGACTAATGACCAAAAGTTGCCTATCGCGGACCAACTTGCGCTTATACTGGATCAATATTTTCCATTATTAGACCGTCTGACTCTGTTGGAAGATCAGGCACTACCACTATTAGATCACCTTATATTGGCTAGTGACCAAGCATTGCCGTTGCTTGATAAACTCGCTCTTACGACAACTGGTGATCAATACTTGCCACTGTCAGACAGTCTCTTTTTGCTAGGAGATCAGGCATTGCCACTGTTGGATCGTCTTGTTCTGATCAACGATCAGACATTGCCCATCGCGAACCGACTTGCGGTTATACTTGATCAATACCAACCACTATTAGACCGCCTCGGTTTACTTGGTGATCAGGTATTGCCTCTGTTGGATAGTCTCAATTTGACTGGTGACCAAAACCTACCATTGCTTGATAAACTTGCTCTCTCAACGACCAGTGATCAATACTTGCCACTATTAGATCATCTTGCTCTATTTGTGGATCAAACGTTACCAGTGTTGGATCGACTTGTTCTAATCAGTGATCAGACCTTACCATTGTTAGATAGACTCGTTCTCACGACGACTGGTGAGCAATACCTACCGTTATCAGACTGGCTTGTTTTACGCGGAAACCAGACATTACCTATATTGGATCGGCTTGTTCTGGCTGGTGACCAAACAGTGCCATTGATAACTAAAAGCTTTATTATTTTAAATGGTGATCAATATTTGCCGGTTGCAAATCAATTGAATTTGTTCAACGACCAATCTATTCCAATTTTTACGGCAATTAAACTATTGCTAAGTTTGGATCAAAATTTCCCGATCACTACACAGATCGCTCTGTTGAGCGATCAACAGTTGCCCATTATTACTAAAACTATTCTAATTCTAAATGGTGATCGATATTTGCCAATTTCAAATAGTTTGAATTTGAGCGGCGATCAATTTTTACCATTCGCTAATAAGTTATCATTGATTCAAGATCAAGATTTACCGATTAGAACGATGATGGCATTGATCAACGACCAACAATTACCAATTGCTGATCAACTCGCGATTCTCCTGAATAGTGATCAATACTTACCAATTGCGAGCGCGATCAACCTCATTGGAGATAATAATTTACCACTTACAGATCGACTTTCATTGGTAAATGATGAGTCTTTAGCTCTATTAACTAGGATGGCCTTATCAAGGGATTATCCTTTACCAATCATGAATTCCTTGCGTATTCAATCGGACAGCAATTTACCATTAGCGAGTTCACTTCTATATTTTACTGGGCATTTTTTCCCGTTAGGGGATACCATAAACCTAATCAGTGATATCATCGCGCCTCTAGCGACTCAGATAACGCATGTGACGATTGGCGATCAGTTACTACCGATTGGATTTAGAACTTTTCAAACATATCCTTTTGAACCGATTTTCATTACACTGAAATCGATCCATGATGTCTTGACATATCGGGACACTATATCTGATCCGACTGAATTAGTCGATCGGAATGCTAGGGTATTGTTACTCCCCCGTGGACCAAAACCGCGCATCTCGTATGCTGACAAACCAATTGTAATTCCCGATTTGAAGTTTGTCTCAATTCACGAGATTTTGCCAGGAATAAATCAACCGCAGAAACGTCACCGAGGCTCGCGTAATATATCTGTAACAAAAATTAAATTCGGTTCTATCCATGATGTCTTGACCAAACGTTCCAAGAAATCTGACCCAACCGATGATAAAGACAAGGATAAATAGATGGATGGATAATGTTAATTTTGTCAGTGTTAATCGTAAGGCATACTATTATGACGGTCAAATTTCTCGGGTCTTAATCCAAGTTGGAGCTAAAATATTTGGCGGTTATCAGGTTGCATCGGGTTATCAGACGGATGGGAAAATTCGCTTCACTGATGTCCCGGTAGTATTTGCAGGCTGGTCACGCGTAACTGAACAGTTGTTCGGTGGTATCTCTGACAATACGATTTTGAAAATGCCGATTATGTCGTATTCGCTTAATTCATTGCAACGTAAGTTATCGGAAATTCGTGATCCTCGGGCGATCCAACAATACAAAGTTCGTGTAAGAAAACGCGATGCTGACGGGAATCTCTTAATTAATGAACCCGGCGAATATCTAATCGTCGAGCGATATATGCCGGTCCCCTATGAGATGGATATTGATTTGGCGATTTGGGCATCAAATTATGATCAATTAAACCAACTCATCGAACAAATAGGCTCACAATTTAATCCTGATCTTGAATTTTCAATCTCTGACGCCGCCCTCGATTGGACTTCGCCAACTCGCATTCTTCATGCCGGAGCGTTTCGGTATCAGGAAGTTGCCCCATCGGAAAAACCCGATCCCGCGATGGTGGCCCGGGCAGAATTTGTCGTTACCACTAGACTTTCTTTACCTGCGCGGGTTTATGATGCTACGCTTATTCATGAAATCGATGTGAATATTAGAGAATTAGAAGATCATGCCTATTATTACTTTGGTGATAATCTGGATATCCCGCAAATGCCGACCTTGGACAAACTAGTGGTCCTTGCCACTCCACAGCAAATAGTTGAGCATGGGGGCCAATAAGAGATTAGTTGGCAGAGCGATCAAAACCGACCAAAGACCTAAATATCATGGACATATAACTTATAAGGTCCGTGAGGAACCCTGATGGCTGTTTCTAATACATTATTATCTGCTGGTGTTAGCGTAACGGTAACCACCCAAGGTGTTGCACCAATCCCGTCGCCGACGACAGTTCCACTTATATTCCTGGCCACTCGTGCTAATAAGCAGACTCCGGATGGTTCGGGTATCGCCTTAGGCACAGTCGAATCAAATATTCTGCGCGTATTCACCTCACAATCCGACCTTCTTCAGGCTTATGGAAGCCCGGTGTTTGTCACTTCTGATGGGGTACCAGTTCATGGCGATGAGACCAACGAATATGGGTTGTTGACCGCCTACATGATGTGTGCCTTGACGAACTTCGTTTTTGTGGTTCGTGCGCCGATCGATCTTGGGCAACTCGTCTCGACGAGCATTGCGCCAGTTCTACCCCCACCGGATGGCACTTATTGGATCAATACTACTGGGGTTGTCGGTGGCATCTTTGCCTACAATGGTGCGACCTGGACAGCGGTTACCTTTCACGTTTTCACGGTTGCCCCAGGTGCGGGCGATGGTGCTAACGGCGATTGGGGGTTCGACTATAGCACCCTCAATGGGATTTTAGTTTTTAAGAATGCTGGAACGTGGTATCCCGCAACCACTACCAATGTAGAATCCCTGGCGGGAGCAACCCATCCCCTCTATGTGCAATCGGCCACCCCGGTCGGCGGCGGTGCAATACCAGCACCAGTAGCAGGAGATTTCTGGTATAAGACTTCCTCAAGTGGTGGTGGCACAAATCTCAATGTCGCAAGCTATCGCGCCAGCGATGGGGTTTGGGTTATCCAACCAATCCTCTATGCGAGCGCGGCATCATTTACTGGCACGGGTGCCGGAACCAATCTCACTGCCTCTGCGGTAACCGGATTTATTTCACCGGGAACGCCAATCAGTGGCACCGGAGTCCCAACTGGAACAATCATAGTTAGTCAAACGTCTGGCACTAATGGTGGAGCAGGCGTTTATGTGACCAATAATGTCACCATTTCAGCAGGAGCGACAATTACGGCGGCACCAGCTCCGATACAAAATCAACTCTGGCTGGACACCAGTGGATTAAATGGCACGACCACTACAGGTTTTCGCCCATTAAATATTGGCACCGGTTCTGCTTTTATTACTCTACCAATTTTTGTTCAGTCATTTGCTCCGGTATCGGCTCCGCCAACCGGAACCCTCTGGTATAACGACTCTTATACCGACTTTGCCATGTATATGGAAAGCGGCAATATTTGGGTTCCCATCGTTACCACATTGAATTCAAATCCCACCGGATTTCAGAAGGTTATTTCCGATTCACCACCACAATTCCCATCGGTCAATGCAATTTGGATCGATGTCGGTTCGAGTGAAACCAATCACGAATTGGACAATTTTCCGATTGTCAAGCGGTGGAATGGAACGGCTTGGATCGATATCACCAACGCCAGCACCACTTACATTCAAAGTATCGACCCGATTGCTTCAATCGTCATCAACGGATCCTACTGGATCAATACAGGTGAAGCCTTAACCCAGAATATTGTCAAAGCCTATGACCCAACGTTTGTAGCACAGACTGTGAATAGTTTTGGTGTCACAGTACCCCAACTAGGTAACTATTGGGCACCACAAAGTGGACGGATGTTTGGTCGTCAATCCCAACGGTTTTTGGTGGTCGATGCGTTACAAGAAATTATCACCTCAAACCAAGATATTCAGTCGGAAGTCAATTACTACCAATTGATCGCCTGCCCTGGCTATCCCGAGACTTACCAGAACATCTCGGAACTCAATATGGAGATCAGTCAAATTGCTCTCGCGGTGTTTGATATTCCAAAATTTGTCATCCCAAGTGGTATTCCTTCCGGTCGTGAAGTAACTATTTCCGCATGGATCACCGATGCGAATAATGTCAGCGAAACCAATGAACTCGGGTTTATTGGTGCTCCCGATCCGTTTCAAGCCAATGCCTATCCTGGTGGTCTAGCGACCAATCCGACCGATGGACAGCTAGTCTATGTGGGTCCCAGCCACATCCTTCTTCAGTGCATCGCTTACAATGACAGCGTGGCCTACCCCTGGTATCCGCCAGCGGGACCCAATCGCGGATTAGTCACCAGTGTAGCCTCGGTCGGGTATCTGAATGATGACCAGAACTACGTGCCACTCAATATGAACCGGGGACAACGGGATATCTGCTACACCCAACGAGTCAACCCGATCGCCAATATTCCAAATGTCGGTTTGGTGCTTTATGGCCAAAAGACTATGGCGGTCCCCGGTATCGTCCTCGATCGTATTAATGTGGTGCGTCTTGTCGCAAAGATGAAGTATGACTTCCAGCAATTAATGCAACCTTTCTTATTCGAATTGAATAACGCGACAACACAACGAAATGCTACAATTGTTGCCCAACGGTATCTCGCCGGTTTGGCTGCACTAAATGCGGTTTACGACTACGCAGTTTTGTGCAACTCATCGAACAATACACCGGATGTAGTTGCTGCGCATCAATTAATAGTTGATGTGGCAATTCAACCAGAGTTGAGCATTGAATTCATCTACGTGCCAATACTAGTATTGTACCCCACGCAACCTTTGCCTTTCTAATATTGTTATTTTTCAATAACTTACAGTAACTCTCTAAGAAAAAGAGAGTTACTGTTGACAAAATACAGTATATGAAAGATCGACAATATGATAGAATTTGGGATTGCGGTAAGAAACGTTTTGTTTGGACACTTGATTAGTCCTTGTGACTACATAAATATTATATTATGGAAAACATTATAGGGTTAACGAAAAGATCTGCCTCTACGATTGCTGAAGCCGTCAATATTGCTTTAGAACATATTCCGATGACATTTGCGAATAGTGATATTGCGCCTGGACGCAAGGTCTTTTTTGCCATACCGATGAAAAAAACGGCCAAGGATATGACTGATTTTATCTATGTATATGCGGAATCAAAACTGCCAAAACCACCACATGATTTACGTTTTGGTTTTACTGAAACCGATGTTGTTGATGAAACTGGGGTTTATTTGTTTAAAAAGGATGGTAATATTATTTCGGGATCCACTTATAGTGTTGAAGCATTTCTTGATAGTGTAACGGATGATCTGTTGTGGCGAAATCGTTTGATGGATCGGATGAATGAAATGCGACGTATAGTTCACCTTGACGACGGGTTCCTCGATATTGCCAATCATGAATGGGATGCTCATAAAGATATTCATGATTTTGGGATTCAGAGACTTAATTAATGCTAGTGCTTTTGAGTCCACCGGAGACAGAGGCCGAAAAGGATAATCTCTGGATAGGAAATAGTTCAACAAAATTGAGCCAACGAGGTCGAGAAGCGGCCGCAGAATTTGCCAAACGGAATTTATGGATAAATCCCAAGCATGTTTACTGTGCAAACGACCATCTAGTTGAATTTATTACATATCTTTTACCGGAGACCAAACCCACAATATTAACAGAGTTAATTGATCGATCGATGGGATCATTGACGGGTCGTTCGTATCGCGAAACGATGATGGAATTTCCCCGTCGCAATTGGTTGGCATGGCAACGCTCGTATTGGACCGCACCCCCGGGTGGGGAAAGCCTGTTTGATATTTCGGATCGAGTATTAACCGCATTCAGAGTAAAAATTCTCCCGATACCATCAAAAGAAACAGTACTCGTAGTTTGTGCTCCAGATGTAATGCGGTTGTTGATTGGTTTTCTAACGCATAAAGAAGAAGCAGAGATACCACAAATTACTGTTGAAGCCCTCATTCCGTATGTAGTGAACGGGGACTTGATTTGAAGAAAAAAACGGATAGATAGTCTCCATGGCATGATGCCAATGGAGAGTCAAATGATTATTAATCGTCCTGGTAATCAGCTTCATGGTAAAGCATTTGAAAATCTAATTCAACGAGCACAAGGTTGCCCTGTTCAGAATTTCAATGCCTTATTTGATTTACCCCAGATGTATGATGACTATGGGATGCAGGTACAGATTAAGACGGTCAATGAAAAACGCGACCGAGTTGATCTCGCCGATGCCTCACGTTTCTGGCGGAATCAGCAACCCATCCATTTGCTTGTTGCCCGGTATCGACAAGAAGGATTGGTTAAGGTTTTCCATACGATCGATGAATACCTTCTTGGTGTCTCAGCACTTCGTGAGATCAAGGGAAAGATTCCGAGTTGGGAAGTTGAGCGGGTCCATGACGAAGTTAAATCTTATCGTCGGGGTGAACATGTCGCGGCCCGGGGATACGCGCATTCGAGTCTCGCTCTCTTAGAGGCGACCTATGGGGTTCCGGTGGTCATGTTGAACGCTAAGATCGATAGCCTATCACAGCGTCGCATCCAGTGCTCGGTCAAGCTCCGCGATATCGAGAAGTTCAAAATCCGCATGTATACTGAATCCTATCAGGGCATCCGGTTGCCGATGAGTTTGGTCCTGGATGGTCAAGACTAGAAGTGAGCTTTTAGACCAATATTACACCAAGCGTCCGATAGCAAAAGAACTCTATGAGATTACAGTTTCATTTCTCAACGAGAACAATATAGAGTTTGATTGTTGGCTAGAACCGGCGGCAGGAGATGGGGCATTTTTTGAACTCCTGCCGCCCGATTCTCGTTTGGGTATTGATATCGATGCCCGTCTCGATGAGATCATTGAAGACAACTTTTTCACCATAGACATCAAAGAATTTCGTGGTCTCCGTTATGTGGCGATTGGCAATCCACCATTTGGAAAGAATGCCACCTTAGCGATTAGGTTTTTTAACCGATGCGCTGATATGTGCGAAGTTGTTGCTTTTATAGTTCCTCGAACATTCAAAAAACCGAGTGTGATTAATCGGTTACACCCCTGTTTTCATAAGATGTTTGAGAAAGAACTACCGGACAATTCATTCGAGATCGAGGGGATTGAGAAGACCGTTCCCTGTGTGTTTCAGATTTGGGTGAAGCGACCAGATGATCGACTAAGGATTCGCTGCCATCGCTGCCACCCCGATTTGGAATTTCTCCCTCCGGATCGCCTCCACGAGGCGACGATCCTGTTTCAGCGTGTTGGCGGGGGCGCAGGGACGTTCAAAGACCCCGGTGAAGGATCTGGCTACTCCTGGAAGTCTAACTATCACATACGGTGCTCCACCGCGACCGCACGCGTTCTAAGGACGATTGTAGAGTGGCCGTCGAAGTATGACACAGCGGGAAATCCGAGTATCAGTAAGAGTGATCTAATCGAGGCTTATATAGAGGCTAAAATGCCTAAAGTTCACAACAAACATCACAATACGGCTCCGTTGGATGCCGTCTACTGTGGTCGTGGTTCAATCGCCGGAAATCTTTTTGTCATAGGAAAAGACGGCGATCGAGATGAGGTTTGTAATAAGTTTGAACAATATATCGAGAATAATCCTGATTTAAAACGTCAAATCATTGAATATTGTCGTGGACGCGATTTAGTTTGTTTTTGCAAGCCTAAGCGATGTCATTGCGACTATATTTTAAGGATTGCGAACGAGTAATTTACCAGTTGTATTAAAATCATAAATAGAGGAGATATATTAAAGAATCCCCGGAGGGATACTAAAATTACAGTAAATTCACTAATTTCGTTTGGCGTGCCAGGAATTTCAGGTGAACGGTCCCCACCGCTTCAACCGATTATGTCGAACAAGTTTCGGCTAACAATGTATGACTTTGGAGACCCGGGAACTGTAGCACCGTATGTGCTAACCCAACAGGTTCGGTCGACACAATTACCCACCTTGACCTTTAACACCCAGACCCTCTACGCGTATGTCTCGACCGTCTACATCGCGACTCGCGCTGAATGGGGGCAGATGTCGATCCGGTTCCTCGATGATATCGCTGATGGTGTTATGGGAAAAGTCGAAGAACAATGTGCAAAACAGCAAAATATGTTCGATCAGACGACCTCTCGTGCTGGTGAAAATTACAAGTTTGAAATGGATCTTGATATTTTAGCCGGTGGGGCGACTGCGGGTTCGGCAGCGGGTGATCCGAATATTCTACGTCGGTATTCCTATGCTGGTTGTTTTATCGTCTCACGAAGCGGTTCGGAAATGAATTATGCGACTCCGGATGGGATCGAATTTGAAATTCAGGTCCGGTATGATAATGTCGTTGCCTTTGACGGTTACGGAAACCAGATGGGCACCTTCTCGGATGCCACCCAAATCGCCAATCGGGCGGGGATTTCGACGACCGGTATTGGGGCTGCGGCTGGAACCGGTGTTAGTGTTAATACGAATTCGATTTCGGTACCAGCAGCAACCGCACCTTAATGGTTTGGGCTTTTGGTATCACCCTAATCATTTCGATTATTATTACGCTTCTGTGGCTATTCTATCGAACAACAGAGAATGGCCTCTTTGGTGATATCCTCGGTGTGATGATGTTCGGGTTTATGGGCGTGGTAGCTTGGGGATTGACCATAATATTTGGATTGATCTTGTTACTTGAACGACTATTTTAACGCCACTCTAATTCGCGAGCTTCTTTTTCTGCGGTCTTCCGTCGCAGAATAGCTTCAGCCTTCTTTCGGCGACGTTTCTCGGATGGTTTCTCGTATTGCATATGCTGCTTATATTCAATAAGA